TTCTGGTGTATTACTTGTGTATAACTTTTATACAAGCATTCCTACAGTTCCTGTATCCTGGGATATGTTTATTGCTATTACAGCACAAGTATGTTATCTAACTGTTGGAATACTACTTTATCGGCACACTGCACGTATGGTTGCATCTACAACGGAGCGTATTCGTCAGATTATGCCACAACTTCCTCTTAGGGCGACTGCTTCTCGCCATAATCCAATGGCCCATAGTTGAATTTGATAAGTTTCCCCACTGTGTTGTATGCAGTGGTCTTATTATAGCTGACCGTCGCATACAACATAGTAGGTTTTGGGGATTGGTGTTATGTTTGAATCCATTGCTTCTTTTGAACGAATTGCTTTTCAGACAGAAAGTTCACTTGCTAAGAAATTAGTGAGCATTTGTAATGAATTTCTTACTTGGATAGAAACAACAAGAATTATATTACCAGATGGTAAGATTCCAATTGCAACGAGTGCACGATTAAAAGCAGCCAAAAAATATGGCAATGATGTATTTGGTCCAAAAGTACAACAACTTTTAACCACAGAATTAAATATGAACACTATGGTGATGTGCCATGATGCCAGGATATTTAATTGTATGATGGTTCCTATGTTTAAAAATGCAGATTGGATGGAATCAGAAATCGGACAAGATTTCTTTTCTGGAACTTCTTCGTATAGCAATACAGAATTTAATCCAACATTATTTGATTCTCTCGATACAACAATCGATTTAACTAAAGGTGCATTTACTGCAAAACCATCAAACTATTTGATGCAATTACATTTATTTGTATGCACGTATCTTGGAAACGAAACTAATAGTACTATTGTTCCATGGACAGCAGAAGAACATGCTGCTGTCATTCTACATGAATGTGGTCATGCTATTAGTATATATGAACACATGGCTGATGTATATCATCGAGCAGATATAGCAGGTAATAGTATTCGATATCTTAGTGAAAATGCTGATGATACCACAGCTATAACTACTCTTTCAACATTAGAAACTGCAGTCAAACAACACCCAAATACCGAATGGTCTAAAGCATTCGATACGATCATTGTTGATATAAAAAAGACTCCTGCACAAAATAAGAGTCTGAATCCAGTTATATTTAGTATTGCCTTAAACTTTTTAGGATCATTGGCCTCAGCATTTGTTTCCCGATTGATGGAAGCTGGTCGATTTGGAACTATTAATAGCAGTTCTCATAAGTCTTCAGATCTCGTAATAACAGAATCCAATGCTGGTTATAATGAACGTATTGCAGATGAGTTTGTTTCTAGACATGGTCTTGGTGCAGCTTTAGCCTCTGCTTTAAAAAAATTAGATACAATTGGTGCAGCACGGTCTGTTATAACAGATGCGATTAATGCCCATACTACAATTAAAGTTATTCTTGGATCACTTGGATTCCTTATATCTACATTTGGCATGCTTTTCTACATTAACAACAATGTATATGATCCAATATTACTACGCCTCGAACATATTCTTCATAACAATATGGTTGTTTTCAAAGATGATTCCTTGAGTGATGAACTTCGAGTATATTTTGTCAATGATACAAAAGATCTTTTAAAAACTATCAGTGACATAAAAAAGACAAATGGATTTAAAATACGCCAGCTATTCTGGGGAACAATCATGCGTATATTGTCTCGAGGATCGGTTCTCGATGGACTGCGCACAGCCTCCCTTTCTTCAGATTATGACATCTTACAACAACTATCTAATAACCTAATTAAGAACCCACTGTTCTACCATGCCGCTCGACTTAAAAATCTCTGAGATCCCATAAGTAGAACAGGATCCATTAGGATCCTGTTCTACCTGGAGTTCATTCTCATTGAAATATATATTACTTATTTGAAGTAATACAACTCTGTATTTACTCAAAGGAGTTTTCTCATGCCCATTGAGATTCCGATCAATAATCCTCCCCTTCTGTATTCCCCAGTGCAGATTCTTGAGGATGAACTATATCCTCAGATTCACAAATCTTCTTGTGATGATATCACCGATATGCAATTATGGCATCTTGGTGATATTTGTAATAAGACAGTATGGAGATCCACTCGATACCCAATGGCGTAATGATCTTTCTGCTATACCCAAACTCAACACAAAAGGTGCATCATGTCAAAACTACTCGTTGCTGGAATCTCTGCTACTGCTCTGCTGGTTCTTGGTGGAATCGGAATTGTTGCTTCCTGTTCTTCAAAAACAAAATCAGCTTCGATCAAAAAGGAAGCAGAAGAACTTCCAGTGGAACCTCCGGTATTCAGTTCGATCTATGCACCAGTTGTATATACACTGGAGCTCGAATCGAATCTGAATGAGGCACAACAGAAATTTCTTCTACATGAACACGGTGAAATTGATCCATCTGAAATTGTAACAGTTATGGATCGTTTTGATAATGGGTCTGGTGTTATTACCATTCGGCATATGGGAGCCATGGTAACCGCCCAATATGCCGTCTTGAATAAACCGGTAGCTGAAGACATTGAATATGACATTCTGATCAAAGAAGTGGCTCCTCGTTTCTGGGAATCCTTTGGTGAGGTTGCCAATGTTTGTAAAACACCAAGATTCGGCAAACGTATTAGGTTGGCACTTGAAACTGTAGTCATTCAAGGCTAATATCGACTTTTAGGATACCGGTATTTTAGGAGGTAATTATGTTGATCGCGATTCTACTGGGAATGTAAACCCACGTTTGGTTGTCTCTAAACAGAAGGACGTTGAATATGTCAGATTATGTACCAAAGAGCTTTGGTGGTGTTGGTGGTGTTCCTGGAGGTCGAGCTTTAGATCTACAGGATACGTTTGAAGTCGCTGTCAATCGCGCTCTTGGTGAGCACATGCTGAATGATGATGATCTCTGCAAAGCCGTGTGGGGATCTCTCGCCAATATGGAGTGGACACACACCAACGGTGATACTGCGGGTTATAGCTTTCGTTCTGCTGGGGATTTGATTGCCGCGATTATTGGGCGTGGGGATTACTTCGATTGGTATTGTTGCGCACCATATGCAACTCTCGATCCACATGTGGCTGAAGCAATGAAGATCGAGGGATGGACCGGTCGTTCAGTACAATGAGAGAAAGAGTAGGATGTGGCATATGCCACATCCTACTCTTCTTCTTCTTCTTTTTTTATTAACAACACAAATATATCAACCACAACAGCTTATTACCGGTTGTTGTTTGTGGTGATATAAATGCACTGTGCCATGTTACGGAGTAGTGGTAGAACCCTGACTCAAGGCTGCTCCCGATGGGGCGGTTACAGGAACCGCATTAAATCCAGCGGAACGAAGAACAGTTATAATCGCATTGAGACCAGTTGCTGGAATATCATACACATTGATATTGTAAACAGTGGCGCTCTGGATGACTGAGAAAGAACCAGCTGCGATCCATTCATTTGCAAACAAACGATTAGCTGGAGCAGGCTGGTTGTTGGTGAGTGTAATAACAAAATAGTTGAGTACAGAAATAGAACCTACGGTAGGATCCGCTCGCTGTACTCCAGCATTGTAAGAAACAGAATCGAAACCGAAGGTGGTGGCAAGAGCAGGTGTAATGATACCTGTGATAATGCCTTTATACACAGTCGGATCGACTGGATTTTTAGACGTAAATGTAACTGTCTCTCCGATGACAGCTTGATTTACCAATAATGTCGAACCACTCATAACCTACTCCTCATAAAACTCATAGTATCACAATCAGGTCGTTGTTGCATTAACCGTATTCGGAATAATAGCACGGCTTGTGTTGATCAACTTTGGCAGTAGATCTTCTACGCGCTTGAACAATTCACGATAGCTATCGGCTGGTTGAAGAACAGGCGTTACTTCTGGAATCAACCCATTACCAACTGGTTGTGTTTCATCAAGTCGCTTAGTAGGATCACTATCCACTGGATAGTAAAGATATGAGTTATGATTAGCTTTGACTTGATAAGCAACCATATCCATTCGGTCAGCAAATTGTGAAAGCTCCTGGACTGGCTGAAGTCCAATTTTAATTATGGTTTGTGCATCCCGCTTATGCACAGTTTTCAAAACATTCCAAACAGTTCGACTAACGATCATCTCGGAATCACTACTAATCCCTTCTAGATCGAGTGCAATCTGAAGTTTGAGATATCCATCGAATACAAAACCATGTTCAAGCGAAGATAACACAGCACCAAATGCATCTTGCAGAACATCATGATCTGCAAGGGTATCATGACGCATTCCAGAAATCTGAAGATTGCGAATATCCGAACTAATCATTCGACGATAGATGTCAACATAGTCTTCATACATGGCACTATCGGCCGCAGTTTCAATACGACGACGACCAGATGTGAATCCTTCAAGTTCAGTTCGAATATCTGCTACCATTAGGGTATATGGTAGAAAACGATGTTTATCCTGAAATGAGGGATGATAAGGAGAACCATCTTTCTGATAGAGATTGCTTAGGAACAATCGACGATTGTGATAATGCACTTTGGCATTCTGAATGAGGTAGGGAAGGGTTGGATCAATGACGTGTTCTACCAAGGAAGAGACACTTGCTACTGCAGCAACGGCACTTAACAAAGTAACACGACTACTATAGGGTTTGTGTGTGCTGAAAGGAAATACAATGATTTTGTATTTGTTGCTACGATTATACGTTGAAATCATACCGATGAGAGTTGCATCCATGGATTTAGTGACAATAACTAAATCACAAGTACGATTTCCTGCATGTGCATTTGTAAGATGATCTTCGATCAACGTAAGTGCTGGGTTGCCACGGACCAGATCATCTTCAGAGACAATCAGATCACACGACTCGGCCAGATACTCAGTTCCCATTCGATGATTCATATCATCAAGATTGCTGATGACATTCATCGTGAAATCAAAATCATCATGAGTTACTGTGAATCGATGATCCGTTTCAATCTTTGATTGAGAAACAGAAAACAATCCATACAACTCGACAGGTAGAGTTTCAACCACCTCTACAATAGCATCAGATAGTTCGGTATCACCTTTGCTAGACAGCATGGCTTGATGATATGCGACATAACGAACAGCTTCTTTTCGTGTAAGCTGTTTGTCTTTAGCAAAACTATCAACAGTGACAACTGCCTCTTCTAACCCATCAATCAGCAACTGAAAGGTGGTATGTAACTCTTTTTTCATCAGCCGATAGTCTGGTAATTGTCCTGCTACCAAACAATCGTTAATGTTGGTGTAATACTCCATAACCAACGAGGTAAAGAACAACATAGCAGTTGTTGTGCCGTCATGACTTTTTGCATCAACGCGACTACCAACATAAGCAACCAAGTTTTGGATGTGTTTTTGAATGGGACTTACAAATTCGATAGATCGAACAATGTTAATGCCATCTTTGGTGAAGATGGCATAGATTGGATCTTTGAGATTTCGTCCATCATTCGGTTGAATGATAAGTGCATCTGTCGCATGGGGACCACAATGTGCTACCAACACATCATAAATCTGTTGACATGTTGAAATCACGTGAGTGTAGAACTCTGTACCACTCAAGGTGTTGGTAACGTTGTGATTTCCAGTAATCGTTTGTTGGCCGTCGAGCATATATTTTATCCCTATACTTTTAATAAGATTTAACTTGGTACGGTTGATCGAGAATTGAGAGCATTTTGCATACGAATCCACTCTGCATAAGTTAACTGCAGAGTGGCCTCATAGGAAAGACCATATCGTTCTACCCAATCTGTGGTAACGAGATATTGTGCAACTAGTTTTGCAAGTGGATCAATTTCACAAATGGTATTGTGATATCCAGTTCTTGAAACATATGCAACATCATTTAACATTGAAGGTGCAGTTGTGCGCAGTTGATAAAATGATTCATTGAAAGCAATGATTGCAGAGAACCGATCGATACCATTTTTAACTCCAGATAAAACGGTATCTTGAATATATCGTAGCCGTGTGATATAGTCTTGATATTTTACATCTGAAATCAGGTCTGGTCTAATTTCATTAGCGATTGAATAAAAAAAGCCAAGGTCGGATCGACTGTATAATAGCCACTCCCTGGTACATAGTTACAAGCAGGACATGCAACTGCAGGATAACAGATACGACCGATTTCAGAATTGGCAATGAAGTCATCGAAGTTTTTGATCAATGTGCCTTCTGTGTCTTCTGATTGGAGACGCAGGAGCATATGAGTGATAGTATCTTTGTCTAGTGTCCAAAAATCAACAGAATCATCCTCATTATACAAGGTAAGTTTTGCTATAAAGGGAGTATAGATCTGATAATACGAGAACATAACAGCCCGAACAACAGCATCTGGATTTGAAACAAATACATTACTAAGAAGTTCACTATTGTAGCTACGACCGTAGTCTAAATAGTCATTCAGACTTGGCATTTGCATGGTGAACCCATACTGCTTGTATCGAATCTCAACTTCATTGAAGCCCAACTGTGCCTGATAGATGTTCAATTGGGTTGGTGTAATATCTGTCAGACGAGTCATGTGATGAATACAGTCATCAGTCAACTTGCTAAAATCATATCGTGCAAGTTTGTTGATGTCAATCAACACCTCTTCATGATGGGTACAGGAACCATCTGGGTTCGAACATACATGCGTAAAATTAAAACCATCAGGAAACATCAATGCGCCAATGGCATTCAGAATCAGTTTGAGATCAACAAGTTTGATATTGCGAACTAGGGTGTCACCACGTTTTGCATTGCGTAGAGTAGAATTGATGATCAATGGAAGTACCAATTCTACAATGGCTTCTTTAATCATCAAGTCGTGGAAATAGAAGAACAATCCACCAAACTGTCGACCATACGAATTGGTAACATCATGGGCTTTATTAAAGAAAGTATTCAACGCAGACAATGTTGGTGCAATGATATCAACAGAAAATCCACTGTTATAAAGTGGAACACGTTTCATCCATTTATCACGAATTGCAAGTGCTGCCAATGCGTCGGCACCTGTCAACATCGCACCATTTCCAGCCGCACGATGTGGCTTCATGGTACCAAGAATGGTCTTTCCGCCCCGAACCAATTTGGTATTGAACAAAGAAGAGTCTTTGATAGAAGAAATAGAAGCACGTGACCGATCTGCTTCGATGCTATGAGCACCACTGAGTTCAGACAATAAATAGTCATAATTACCCGGAGATGTTGCGGAAACAATAAAAGCATCATCTCCTAGACGACGACGGCGTGCCTCTACCAAAGCAGATAATTCTTCGGTGTCTAGGGATTCTAGAAATAAACGAATCTTGGCAATAACAGGTGCCGGTGTTACTTCTTCAGACGTCTCTTCAGTTACTTCCGAATCTTCATCTTCTACTGGAACGATAGTCACTTCTGGTGGAACAATTGTATCTTCAACTGGGACAACTTCATTATCATCATCGATTGACATATATTTTACTCCGGTTTGATTCTGGGAAAAAGGAAAACATTATCGCGAATACCACATAGTGAAACATTCGCATCCGTATAGTATCCGCCATAATTTAAACATCGTTGACTGGTATCTGACCAGATACGAATTCCACTTGAGTATGATGTATTTTTTTGTAATAGCGATTTGATTAACAATACATCTCGTCCTGCAAGAAGCATAAGATTAACATCAAAACAATCTTTATCAAGAAAACCGTTGTCATAAAGCTCTTGACACGATACCGACAAACGCTGCAGTTTGTTGGGAGTTGTTGTTTCTGGTACAGATATCCGATGACTTGGTTGAGTAGGATTGAAAAATATGGTATTATATTTGTCTACATAAGCTTGTAATTTGGTTAACGTGAAATATGTATCACAGGGTCTAGCAATCATAACATCAATTTCTTCTCCTACTGAAAATAGAACAACTCCTTCTGGGGTTTGTCTAACTTTAATGTCTGGAGATTCCCAGGATATTTTACTTAACAATGTCATTAAAGTGCCAAAATATACCAACATCGGAACAGAACGATCGATCCCACGACGTGCAAACCAATTGTTGATTGCTCTAAGATGTAGATCATTGGTTATTTTAACAATACCTGTTGTTTGGAGTGCTTCACAATACTTAAATTTAAGGTCTTCTGTATCACTGAACACAAAGAAATCGTTACTGTGTTCAAGACCAAAATATAAGTAGCGAAGCTTACGTAAATAGGGACGATAAAATATATCTCTACAATAATTACCAACAAATTTATCAGAGAGTATCTCTATGTTCATGACCTCTGGAAGAACTGACATTATTGATTATCTTTCTGTAAGTTCTTCCAGTATATTAAACCTAGACACCGGAAGAAGAATATTACACAACAGGATTCGGGGCATGCCTCTGGAGAAATACTTCTGATGACCGAACCACTTCTTGAATGTCATCATCTAACTTGACAATAGATTCAAGTGTAATCTTAGTTGGATCTGTTGTACCGAGGGTTGTTAGTAACCCATCAATAGCAACAACCAATACACCATCTTGAGATGTATATTGACGATCACCACTTTTTTGTTCACGATAAATAACAATCTGCTTCCTCAATTCAAGAAGATTTTTCTTGTGTTCATCCAATTCTTGGCGGATATCATCTGACATAAAATTGCTCCTGTATAACTATGAATAAAAAAGGTTATTCGCCTCATGCAATGGTTTACCCAAATTCAAAATTACATATATTTAAAGAACCGTTATTTCATACTTGGGATGGACATCTAATAGAATCCACAACACACTTTGATGGGATTGATCCATGGATTACTTTAAATTCAATTCGTATGAGAGAGATCCCGTTTCCTTATTGCGGGCATATGGTGAGAATATGTCTGCATTTCTATGTAGACAATATCCTCATGTTCCAGTCGCTCAAATTCAAACATTCATCAACAATGAAGTAACCAAATCGTTAAGACGTCCGACTCTAAAGATGATCAATTATCCATCATACGGCAATGGTAAAATTGAAACAACAGATCTTTTAACTTATACAGATACCTTGCGAAAGAACATCATTACACCAGCTGGTGTAATTTATATGCCACCCTCAGTCAAAGAAAGTTTTCTTAAACGAAAAATTCTAGATAACATAGGTACTCGTAAAGTTCTAAAGAAGAAAATGTTAAAAGCGGCTTCTGTCGGAGACCGTGGTTTAGAACAACGATATAACTATCTACAAGCTTCAACTAAGATTGAAAATAACTCCATTCCTGGAGCTTTTGGTTCAGCCCACAATCCTCTATATGACAAACCTGGATATAATGCTGTTACAAGTCTAGCACGGCATAGCATTATGTGTGGTTATGCTCATGTTGAAAAGATGCTTGAAGGAAATTTCTACTTTCCAACACCAGATCACTGTATTAATTATTGCATGCAACTGGTACGGATATGTCCTCTAGACTTAGCATCTGTTGTAGCCCAATATGGAATTATTATTCCAACCATCAGTGATGTAGTTGAACACTTTATTCACAGTCTGTGTTTATATCAACGTATTACAGAAAAACTTCGAAATGCTCTCACTAAATTTATTGCATCTCTTTCTATGAACGAACGCACATTTGTTTATTATGCATATTGTTTAAAGACTCTTCTTATTCGAAATGAACATGTATTTCGTCCATACTTAAAAGAATTCTTTAGAACTGATGTAACAATTGATCCTACTGCAAAGCCAACAGATATCTTCAATTGTAATGGCGATCTCTTGGCCATGGTATCTGGGTTAAATGCAGATCTGATTGGTCGAAAACCAGTATCTGATGCACTGATAGAAGAACCAGATGGGGTCAGACATTTGATTGCTATTGGCAATCACATGCAAAATAAACTGAATGGTATTGGACCTCTGATTTCAACATTCTTGCGTGTCGATTGTGATGTGGCAGATGCAATGTCACATCCAAATATGATTCGTAAAGCTGTTATCATCTCAGATACAGATAGTGTGATTTTTTCTACACAATCTTGGATTGAATGGTATGTTGGACATGTATCCTTTGGTCCAGATGCATATGCTATTAATGGATTTGTAGTATTTTTGATTACAATGACACTAGAACAAGTATTTGCTCGATTGAGTACTAACTTTGGAGCAGAAGGAGAAGATCGATATCGGATTGCAATGAAGAATGAGTTCCTCTATCCTCTCATGCTTCGCACTCCACTTCCTAAACAATATGCTGGACGTGTTGCAGTCCAAGAAGGATTTGTTCTTCCAAAATCAAAGGAAGATATTAAAGGACTGTCTTATCGATCTAGCGCAATGTGTAAAGAAACAGTGAAAGCTGGAAAGGATTTTGTAAATTGGATCTTTGATACCGTTATGGAAAAAGGTACAATTGAAGTTGCAGATTGTTTAACACGTGTTCTGGATCATGAAAACAAAGTAATCAAATCACTCGAAGCGGGGGAACGTCTTTTTCTGACTACAACACCCATTCGCAATGAGACTGACTACAAGGATGCAGCAGTTTCAAGTCACTATTATTGGAGGTTGTGGGAAGAAGTCTTTAGATCGAAGTTTGGTGAATTTGTTATTCCATCGAAGGGATATGTTCTTCCGTTGTTGCAAGATGGAAAGGTCTTAAAAGACCCTAGATATCTAGCATTAGTTAAGGCATTCGATTCACCATTGTATGAACGGCTTGTTGGATTTATGGACAAAAATCCAAGAGCGATTACCCGATTGGTGATACCAATGACACTTAAACAGGTTCCTGCAATTCTACGTCCGATCATTGACATTCGTGGTATCACCTATGCGAATTCGACTCCCTTCATAGTCACGATGAGATCACTTGGTATTGCATATACTGATAGTAAGGATCAGACATTGCTCAGTGATATATACACAAAGGACGAGTTTGGATGTTTCTTGCCCGGTGCCATCGACTCTGCATTGGCACATTGATTTGGTTCTTTCGGCATTATCAAATCTCACCAGATTACAGTTATTTTGATTCTAAGCAGACAGTTATGGTATTGAAATATGTCTTGTCTGCTACCGACTGCACCATTGTGTTTCGAGTCCATCGCGTCTTAATGGTGGCTACAGGGATATTGAATAGTATACTTTCTGCAGCTTGTGGAGTATTGATTGCTTATAGTTTTCAAAACACCATATTAACATCACTCAAAATTGGTACATGTTTGATAACAATTGGGTATTACCTCCGTGTGTTTGAATACACAGAGGATGTTGAATTGATCTGTTTGATGATTAGTACCAAATGACGATAAATCGAAGTCGATGGTACTTGTCCGATCGGACAAGTACCATCTTCTAGATACCTAGATAACCCATGAAATGGATATTAGCATGACTCTACATGCATCACTTCTTGAACGCATGGCCTCGGTTTCTCCTGGAGTACGAGCTCATTTGGGTGGTGAACTCTGGCAGCAACAGATTAGTGAAGATGAAATATCATCTCAAACTTTGGTTCTTGAATGCTTTTCTGTTCTTATCGATGAGTCTTATGAAATTGGCTTAGAGTTCTTTTGTGCAAGATCTGATTTATGTGACAATATGTATCATCTTGATTTGACACTGCTGTTATTTGAAGCTGTATATCCAACTCCATTGTATCGGAGTATTTCTGAAACCGAGGGATTTAAACTCTGGATAACGGCTACAGTACAGGATGGAGGTGGGGATCCTGACAATACTACTATTCAGAATATACTGGAGTATCTTGCACTAGATTATCCAGATGTCAATAATACGTTTTATGATACCTATGTATTTTTACACGACAAACTGACATCAACCCCAGTGTTTGATGCTTATGTATTGTCAATTCTTGCAACTGACACTATTCCATTTGAAGCCCCCGTTGATTCAGAAATGTTACAATCATATCTTGATTATGTACAAAAACATACAAGTTGGTTATTGAAAGCAGTTGATTATACATATGCAAATTCAAGTTATACGGGATTGCATGCAGACATTCAATTGCAATATAATCGACTTAGTATTTATAAAAACAATGCAACAACTGCAGATACATTAGCAAATTATGCTTGGATGTTTCAACAACAGCAATCCCCGACCGAATCTATCAATCCGGTTGAACAAGCTCTTGTCATTAGATTTACCCGTGAGTTTGAATCAAATACTCCTCTGTATGAAGAGTATTTTCGACTGCGTGGAACATATTTATCTCAGGCAGATATCTTGTCTCTGATGCTGGGATGTATGAAAGAAGATTCTACAAAAGAAAGTTTTACAGCTAATGTAGATGCAACATTTCAGCGTCTCAAAGATCTGCTTACAACAGATGACACTTCTCTTCAGTTATTCATTACGGGAAGATGTCTTGAATTGGCACGGGAGTTTTATAAATGAACACACTTGCTCCACAGATTCTTCGACACATACTGGACAATCTCCCAGCTCTTCTTATTCGGGATCAGCTTCTTGATCTGTTTACTGAAACTGAAAAGACAACAGCTCATTTAACAGTAGAGGGTCATGCAATTCCCAATGATCAGTGCTGGATATATACTGGGAAATTGTTAAATATTAACAATCAGCTCTACAGTGTAACTGGAGTTGATGGTATTTATTCCAATAAAGGAGACCGTGAGCTAACAGTGGTTCCTCTTGGTATTGAGACTGCACCACAGCTCTGTCAGCGTAACAGTAAAATTATGCTACAGCCTAAAGATATCATCAACTATACTGGTGATGTCGAGCTAGAAACAACGATTGGTCGACTTCTTCTTAACTATGCTATCTTAGCTGATTCCTTTGGTGATCTTATTCCATATATCAATACCACTTGGGATATTCAGCGCATTGAAGACAACTTTATCTTTGAGAATCTTCGTACTGGTAAGATCAGTGTTGAAAATCTTAAACATTATTCTCGGAATCTTCATTTTATCGGACACTTCACAGAATTGTCTGTTCCTAGTTTAACCGAACGATCTCTTACAGTAGATCCTAAAATTATCAAACGGCGAAATGAACTTCTCAAAGAGCATGCCGTAGAACTTGCTGCTGGTAATGCTATTGTCATGAATCAAATTGAGACTGAATTAACTGCCATGGATAAAGCCTCCTTAAAAGGCGATGTCAGTACTTTGTTTTATGACAGAGATGATAAATCCTATTCCATTCATCGTAAGATGATGCTCATTTCTGGTGGTATGATTCCAGAGTTTGGTGGCAAGGGGTTTAACTTCATCGGTACCTCTCTTGAAGAAGGGTGGAAAGTTAAAGACTTCCCAGTCATCTGTAATGAAATCCGTCGCGGATCTTTTGCCAGTGCGGTTCAAACGGCCAAGGGTGGTGAAGAAACCAAATTCATCATTCGTGTTTTTCAAAATACTAAGATTATCTGTGATGATTGTGGCAGTACTAAATATCTTCATGTCAATCTGACAAAAGATATGGCAAAAAACTATTATTATCGCAACATCTTGATTAATGGAAAACTGATTACCTTAGATGCTAATAACATTACTGAGTATATTGGACAGACGGTACAAATGCGGTCGCCTCTCTATTGCCATACACAGGCAGGGTACTGTTTTACCTGCATGGGAGAATTGTTTAGATCGATTGATCAAGAAATGATTACGATGGTCTCGGTGGCGGTTACCAGCGTTTTCACCAAAACAGCATTAAAGTCAAAGCATTTCAATTTAGCGAAATCGATTGAGATTACCTCGTTAAATAGATTTGCAATATAAAGGTAGATTTTTTAATTAAGAATATCGACAATCTACCATGATATGACCGTGCCCTGCGGGATCTTTGTGTTTTAATCTATACAGTACAAGGAAAACTATAATGAGTGACCAACCATCTACGCCGGTCGATCCGACACCAGTGCTGACGGATGCTCCAGTTCCTACAGTTATACCAACTCCGGAACCTACGGTAGCCCCCGTTGTGGTAACGCCTGCTCCGACTCCGGCACCTACGCTAGCGCCTACTCCTGCCCCCACCGATGCTCCAGTAATACAGACTCCTGCTCCTACCACAACTCCCGTTCCCACCCTCGCGCCCACTCCAGCTCCTACCCCAGCACCCACCACTGCTCCAGTGGTCGAGCCGGTTTCCACTGAAGCACCTGTTGTCGAACCAACACCGGCTCCTACGACAGCTCCTGTGTCTCAGGCGGTGAGTATCCTGGTTGAGTTGCTTGATAACTACAGAGGATATCTGACCAGTCGTGGTGGAGCAAAAGCAGATTTCTCAGATGCCGCAAAAACGCTTGGCAACATCGTTGCTCGTCTGTTGGCAACACCAACGCCTGAAGTATTTCAGGTAGTCTGGGACTTCTTTGTTAAGCACAAAAATGATGTAATGCAGGAAGGTGCTGCACTTCAGGGGATTGCAGCACTTGATATGCAATCTCGATTTCGCACTGAGATTGTCTATACCCTGTTTCGCCATGCCGTGAATGGTGTAGACATCGGAGATGCTTCAAAGATCCGTCCAGATATTTTGCAGTCCCGTTTGAAGTGTGCCCCACTTGTAATGTTCCTGCAGGAACAGGCACGGATTGTGAATCTTCAGAAGCCAACTGTTTAATAAATACTCATTGAAAGAGAAGGAGAGGGGACTATGTCCCCTCTCCTTCTTCTTCTTCTATAATTTTGTTTACATGATGATTAACTTTATCATTTTATGAGGATCCGATATAGAAGGAATCTGATAAAATGATTACATTTGAACCCTTACTTGCAGAAAATTGTCTTGGTGAAATTGCTGCAGCTGGCCCTGCCGCTCAACTGTCCGCACAAACCAATCTTGGCATTGGAACACCTATTGTTATTCAATCTAGTCATATAACGCCAACTGGATCTCTTGCTCTGGTGTTGAGCAATGGAACCACAGTTACAGTTACAGGTAACATTATAGGTGCTCCCGGACAAATTGGCCCAGGATTCAGTGCAGCCAGTATTAACTCATCTGGTCATTTAATTTTGACTGAGACGACAGCTGGTGTTGTTTCTGGTACAACAGATCTCGGTAATGTTGTTGGCGCACCAGGAAGTAATGGATCTGCCGGACAGCAGGGTCCTGGATTTAGTGATATTAGTATCAACAGTTCAGGCCACCTAATTGTAACAACAACTTCTGTAGGTGGTATTACTAGTGGAACTGTTGATCTTGGAAATGTTGTTGGTACATCCGGCACTACAGGTCAAGTTGGACCCGGGTTCAGTAGTGCTACGATCAACGGATTGGGGCACTTAATTGTAACCAATACAGCTGTTGGTGGTACCGTTACTGGAACAACTGATCTGGGTAATGTTGTTGGTACCAATGGAACAAATGGGACACCGGGATCTGGTTACATTTCAGCTGCTGTCAACAGTTTTGGTCATTTGATTCTGGGACAAGTGACAGCTGGAGTAGTAACCGGAACAGTAGATCTTGGAAGTGTGGTTGGACCTCAAGGTCCAACAGGACCATCCAGTAGTAATATTACCGGAGGTACTGTCGACAACACGCCGATTGGATCTACTACCCCATCATCTGGTGCATTTACGACACTAAGTGGAAGTGTGGTTAGTACGCACGGGATAACACCTCGTACCCTTGCCGATCGATTTGCTACCTTACCAACAGTTAAAGACAACGGTGCGGTTGGTGATGGGATTGCACACGATGATCTGGCGTTTAATGCAACCATGGGATATGGCGTTTCATATATCATTCCACCAGGTAGCTATAATTTTAGTGGAGTCCTTAATGAAGGATCACAAGTAGCATCTCTGGCACTTGGCCCATTTTCAATGCCAAGTCTTTATACATTTCCTGGAATTTCATCACAATACGTTGGAACAACTGTAGGATTTGGTTTTCAACAACGATTTACAGATTCAACCGGCCACACTCTTATTGGTATTCAAGCGATCAATGCACCGACTGGAATAGGTGGCAACAACCAAGCTTTATTTGTGCAAGTACGCAACGATGCAACAAATGCATCGTATGGTATTAGTGCTGGTTATTTTGTTGGTTTAGCCAACAGTATGACTTCAACTCTGTATGGACTTAATCCTAACTTAATCTATCCGTCAGGTACTCAGGGATACGGTGTGGCAATTGAATCCGATGTCACTAACAATACGGGAACAGATGATAGTATTCAACTGTCTGCTACATCAAAAGGATCTTTTCTTGCCGTTAGCACGGGATCAAATAAAGTAACATATGGGTTACAAATTTCAGGTGGCACTGGTCGTTTTCAATCTGGTATCTTTATTAAAGATAGTGCAACTGCTGCCTATGATATTTATTCTGCAGCTACAGCATTAACTGCAAAATGGTATATAGATAACACTGGTATTTTTATGATACCATCTATAATTGTAGGAGGAACTGGGGGTCCTACGATCACGACTGGTGTTGGTATACCGACCTCATCGGCCAATCCAGGTTCAGTTTACATCAACACCAATCAGGGCATTCCATCTATCCCACAACTTTACCTCAACACCAGTGTCGGTAGCGCAGGTGTGACCTGGGGACAAATTCCAGTGCTCAATCAGGCCACCACGTTCTCGGTTAGCCTCAAAGGCCACATTCTATCGGGTGCAGAAAACTTACTTGATGATGGCGCAGGTAACGCTACGATCGTTGGTAGTCTCACGGTAGGCAGTAATGCAGTACTCACATCTGGTGCAGCTACAGCCGGTGGCGCGATTGTAACCATTGTGCCTTCAGGTTCACCTTATGTTAATACGGCCTTGGCGCGTGGTGTCCTCTTTGTAAACGGTGGCGCGGTAACATCAATCACAATTAAACGTGGGACAACTGCTGTACCAACTGGACAGACATCAGGTGGGATTAATGTCGTTTCTGGAGATCAGGTATCTATTACATACACCAGTGTTCCGACAGTCAATTTTGTCCCAGCATAAAGTGTAGTATGCACCTGTAATTGAATAATAAGAACTAGGATGCAACATCATGACAGCACGATATGAACCCCTACTTATTGAAAATTGTTTTTCTGAAATTGCAGCCGTTGGTCCTTTGGCACAAGCAGCCGCAATTTCCAATCTAGGTATTCCACCCCAGGTAACGATTGTTGGTGGAAGCATTTCAACAGGTGGAATACTTAGTTTTAATCTAAGCAATGACACCACCGTTTCTATTACAGGAACCATTACTGGCGACACGGGTCCTGGCTATAGTGCCGCAGTTATTAACTCATCTGGTCACTTGGTATTAACTGGAGTTGATGGTACTAGTACAGCGGGAACCCACGATCTCGGAAGTGTTATTGGTGAGCCAGGGTCCCCAGGAATCGGTGGTTCAGGATTTAGTGATGCCTCTATCAATTCATCAGGGCATCTTCTTTTAACCCAGACAATTGCTGGATCGGTTGTCGGAGCACTTGATCTGGGTGCAGTTGTCGGTACCAACGGAACAAACGGTGAGACCGGATTAATCGGACCTGGGTTCAGTGGTGCGACGATCAACTCATCAGGACATCTGATACTGACAGCAACCTCGGCTGGCGGTTCTACACTTGGTCCCATTGATTTGGGCAATGTTGTTGGTACCAATGGCACAAATGGTATTAATGGAACGAATGGCTCAATTGGGTTGACCGGTAACGGTTATACTGGAGCTACTATCAATGTATCTGGACATCTTCTTTTAAGTGCAACTGTTAATGGAGTTGTTACAGGTATTTTCGATGTTGGTAACGTTGTTGGTCCTCAAGGACCATCAGGCACTAGCACAATTTCCGGTGCAACAGATGCTGCTATTACTTCACCTACCAATCATCAGGCATTGGTTTACAACGGAACTGACTGGGTTAATAAAACTTTAACTTATGCTGAGCTACCTACAGAGGTTTTAGATTTTCCTCTATCGTTTATTATTCAAGGAAAACCTAATGCCGCTCAGACATATAACCTTATTATGGGAATGGCAATAACGATTCCTATTGGTTTAACCGGAACTTTCTCATATGCAGGAGTGGTTTCAGCAGGATCTTCACTTTTTGTTATTAATAAAATTTCAGGTGGAACAACTACTGCGATTGCTGGGATATTGTTATCTGCCAGCAGTCATACGGCCAATACTCTTTTTTGCACTACTGCAGTAACATTTGCTGCAGGAGATGTCTTTCAACTTGTAGCACCGGCGTCACAAGATGCAACTCTTTCGGATATTGGTATTACTATTCTTTCAACTAAAATTTAACATGTAGTTAGCTTCAGCCCCAGGGCTGAAGCTAACTATTCTGTCGTATTATTCAATATCTCGATGATCTGTTTTGAGTTCAGTCTCAGAAATAGGATCAAGCTCATTTTCTAAAAATGCTCGTTCCAAATCAGCTTCTGATTGTTCTGGACTCGGCTGAACAGAAGCTGTTCCAATTTGAATAGATCCAACTGTAATCTTTGCCAACAATTCGGCAACTGCTGCACTATGTTTATTGGCAGTGTTTGCTTCAACCTGTTTCAGTTTACTACCAACACGACGACTGGCAGCTGCTTCATTGGCACTGATTGTTGACAGATACGTATTGATCAATTGCATCTGTACTTCAGTCTGTCGAGCTTCTGTTGTATTAATCGTCAGTTTATGGATAATGGGCGTTAGCAAGTCGACGACAGCATTCCGTTTTGCACGGGCATCATCAAAAATTTGATCCAGTTGGACAAGATCAGCAGTCACACCTGTTGGCGCGACCATTTCAGAAGTTGTATCACTCATAATCTTCGCGCCTTTCGGTGTTAAAATTTAAGAATCCGTGTGGTTCCTTCTATATTATATCATAATGCTTGTCACACAAGGATCATGAATTTGATGAGACAATTCACCTGTATTTTAGATATATATTATTAGATTGAATAACACCTGACGCACCACTATACATCTGATATAGAATGCAGCTAAATACAGACAAATAATCCTTTATTTCGTGGAGTCATTCTATGTATAATCTAACAGCACCGCTACACAACGCATCCTGTTGTGGAGTGAGTCTCTGAGAATAATTCTTATTTAATAAACCCCCATGCACTACCAGTTGGAGAAAGACTACCATGAGTGAATATGGTCAATACAACGAAAATTCGATTTGGAGTCCTGAGAGACTAGAGTACGTGAGAATGCGTCCCACCGCATTACTTCCCTCCACTGGCATCGAAGGACTTGTTCACCAAGCAATCGAAATCATCACGAATGGTATTGATGAGATTGCTCTTATGGCTGAGATGGTTGGTAAACTTCTTGTCATGTTGTGTTTTGATGCTGAGAAAAATACCTATCAAGTTGTTGTAACGGATAATGGTCGTGGACTGCCAATTGGTAAGCTACTAGACTCGTATACAAAGATGCATACCAGTGGTAAATTCAATACCAATGCATATGAACATAGTGGTGGATTATTTGGTCAGGGTGGTAAAGCAACTGCCGGTACATCTCGTCACTTCAAAGCCATTACCCACTGTGCGGAAGCATCAGCTGCCATTTATGTCAATGAAGGTAAAACAGATGAAGTGGTTGAACTGATCAACACTCCTCCAGTACAAACTGGTGTCACCGTTATCTTTGAACCAGATCCCATCATTATGACAAGTGGGATCGATACTTTCTATGAAGTGGGACGAGACCAACTTCTTATTCTTATTCAAAAGTATTGTTTCTTTCGAAAGATGAATATTGAGTTACGTATTCATTCTCTTGGACTTCCAGAGAAAATTTGGTTGAGCAATATTCCAGAAGCCGAAGCTATTGTTGCTAAGTATGTAGAAGAAGCTACAGTTGTTTTCAATGAAGCAACATTTGATCGAAATGCCTGGATCCGTAGTTATCTTGGCATCACTCGTCCATTTATGTTGCAGAATACCATTCATGATTCGTTCCTGACAACCATTACGAAACCAGAAGTTCGTGAAGTGATGGTTCGATATGAAGTACGTTTTTACTATGTCAAATTCTCCGAATTGGGAGGACGATTTGGTATGGTAAACAATGTTGCTATTGATGACCTGAAAAGTACCCATTTCTTGACTGTTATGGATGCTCTTAAACAGGCCATTAGTGTCTATATTAAGGAAGCTCCACTTCGAAAATTCTTTCTGGATCAATATCGAGTTCCTATCTATTTGGCAGTCGATGTTAAATATCCAGGTGCAGAATTTGCAAGTACAACAAAGAGTGCATTTCTTTCTCGAGAATTTCGCAATGTATATGAACCTTCCATCAAGAAACAATTAGCAATGCCAGAAAGTGTTGCATTTATTGCAGCGCTTTATCAACAGTTGGCTGCTGATATCGAAGACAAATATACTAACGAAGTACTTGGTGTTGTCAAAGTTAAAAACTTCAATCGTCTATTTGAAGAGGTTAAGGGTCTCAGTGAATTGTTTAAGGATTGCTGGACGACAAACCGTAGTACTGCTGAATTGTTCTTAGTTGAGGGAGATAGCGCCGGGAGCAGTGTTATCGAAGGTCGCAATAGTGAATTTCAAGCTCTTTATAAACTGCGAGGAAAACCATTCAACGGCATTACAACAATTGACAATATTCGACAGACTGCAGTTGATATCCGTGATAACGATATCTATCAAAATATTATTACAATTACGGGTATTAATCCAAACAAATTCAATCCTAATACTTTGAATTTTAGAAGTCTGAATGTGTTGACAGATGCTGATTCTCATGGCCAACATATCACTGCAATTTTAGTTGGTAACTTTTATGCATTGTGTCCGGAAATAATTACCTCGGGTATGCTCAATATCATTACCCCACCACTTTACAGTTTGGCATATACAGCCAAAAAGATGAATCTTCCCAATATCTATTTTCGTGATGAACTGGCATTGCGAGATTGGTTAATTGAAAATGTGTATATGAAAACATTTACATTCGGTGAAAGAGTTAAGCACTCTAAAGACAAAACTCGTCTATTAGAACATGATGAGTGTATTCGAACATTACGGAATGTATTGGAAATTGGTGAAGCTATTGACAACCTGTCTCGAGAACTATTGGTGGATCCGCCAGTTGTAGAAAGACTGACCTATATCACGGCAGCACTTGATCCTTCATTAGAAAAGATTGATGTTGCCCGTATCAAACAGCTGGTGCCTGATGTTGATCGCGTTACATATGAACAGAATGGCAATATTCTCATTCTGACAATCGGAAGCGAGGACCATATCATTCCACTTAAGAATGTGTGGAAAAGACTGATTGATACGGTGTTGCCTCTGATGAACCGAATTCAATGGCGGAAAAAACAGATATATATTACTACAAAGAATAGCTCCGAGTTCCGAGATCGTGAAGTTTCGATTATGAAACTTAATGACATGTTAACGACTCTTGACAAACAATTTTCTATCGAACGATACAAAGGTCTTGGTAGTATGAAACCTGCTGACATGGGCCGTGTGTGTATGGATCCTCAATATCGCAATATGTACAAGATCACTGAGGTTGGTGATGTACAGCGGATCTTTGCACTTCTTGGTAAAAATACGGCAGCACGAAAACAACTCCTCAGTCGTACATAACGTCACTTGAAATGTTGATGTGGATCCTGGGAGAATAATCCACATCAACATAACAACTTCAGGAAGATATTCCATGGCACTCATGTTTAGCAAAGATGATGTAAACGCAGTGGGATCTCCCCTAGTGCGTCTGCTTCGGCTGATCTTTTATCGTAACAAAATCACCATGGATCAGTTCTCTGCGCTGTGTGGTGAATATGGTCGACGAATTGGGAGCTCACCTTCTGGGATCAACACTGATCGTGGTAATTTACGAAAAGCTTTACTCAAAGATGAAATTACCTGGAGACTCTTTTATTTCATACTACTTAATATTCTACGACTGAATATTGTAGAAGTTCGATTTGTCATCCGAACAAAGACAGGTGATTTAATTGAAGTTGGAAGTAAGGATGCTGCTGATGGTCCTTCATTGACACAAAAACCCAAGTCTCGTTCTGATCCTACAAAATTGATGGTATCTACCCCAACTCCAGGAGTACTTCAAGTAGAAGATGCGCGTGTAACCTCGCCGATCCTACCAATCGGAACACCATCCTACAATGAGGAAGATTAAACAATGCAAATGAGGATATAGATAATGACAGATGAAATTTCTGCATCGGTAATCATCGACCAAAATCTAACACAATTTGCCTTGTCGATGATCAAGGCTGCTCATCCAAATGCTGTCGATGGATTGAAACCAGTTCTTCGTAGAATCGTAGATGCGGTTCGAGACACCAATGGTGTTATTAAAAGTGCAAAGTTAATTGCACTGACGAATGAAAATCATCCGCATGGTGAAGATAGTATCTATCATGCGGCTGCTCGACTGGGACAGAGTCATGAATATAATCCACTTCCACTGATCTTTGATAGTGCATGTGGAACATATGCAGATCCTCGGCCTGCTGCCAGCAAATATACCAATGAAAGACTTTCGGAATTCTCACGGGATGTGTTCTTTGAAGGAATTGAATATCGAGCACTCCCAAAAGAACAGAATGAAGGACTGAATGGATACGAACCCATCCATTTGATCCCAGCAATTCCTACTGCTTTGTTATATGCCAATAGTTCAATTGGCTATGGTATGAGCAGCTATACGGTTCCTCACAATCTTGCAGATGTGTGTGATCTTGTAGTTGACTTCTGTAAACATATGAAGCACTCCCCATTGGAACCATTTGACTATGTGAAACATGTAGAGAAATTCCTCCCCGATTTTCCGAGCATTTGCACATTGACCAATCATCGGGAACTTCTTGCTGCTTACAAACAAGGTAAATTTACACAGAAGATAAAGATGGATGGTGAAGTTGTCTTACTGTCGGATGCCATCCACATCAATACATTACCATATGGTACTCCTTTCAAAGGACTCGATATTGTTATCGAAGACTTGATGAAGGAAAAGAATAGCTGGTTTGATAAAAATATTATGTGGGTTAAGGATCTTACTGGAAAAAATAGTGCAGGTATTGCCAATCCATTGATTGGAAACATCTGCATTAAACTCAAGCGAGGTGTTAACGTTTTTGAAGCTTGGGAATTGATCTCCAAGAAGATTTCATTTTCCGGATCTGTATCTCCTATTCCAAACTACAACGATGGTGGTTATGTGATTCAAGTATCACAACCGAATCTACTGCGAATTTGGTATGATGCACGATACAATATCTTAGTTTCTTCAAAGAAATTAAAGATTGGAACTTTGACGACACAGCTTCGTCAGGTTGAGGCCCTGATGGTTGTCTGCGATAATCTTGATGCTGTGGTGGCATTGCTCCGTGTCAACACAGAAGAAAACAGTATCCGGTTGTTACAAGATCAATATAACCTGACTCTGTTTCAATCCAACTATGTCGTTAATACACGATTGCGTATTCTGACAACCACTTCCCGAACAGAACAAGAAAAACGTAAATTCGATCTTGAAAAATCACTTCGAGAATTACTAGATTCCTTTGGAAGAATCTCTGATGAAATGGCCACTGAAGCCCAGGTCATTAAGAAGCGATATCCGACTCCACGCAGAACTAAAATTCCTGCCTATATCGGATATATTCGGATTGGAGGAGGGTGTATCCAATTTGATTCCCTTGATGAGATTCCAGCCATCATCGAATCTTTCCCTAAAGAAACATTGGAAATCTATATCTACGACGGTCCTTTTCAGTGTAGAGTGAGTGAGACTGGTAAATTGGAAACTGGTTATATTCCAAAGATTACCACTGGGGACATCTACGGGATTAAGATTGATCTCGATGCTACTCCTAAATCAGATAAAGTAATCACGGTCAACATCCTTGACGGGGTAGCTTGTTGTGTCAAAGGATTTATTCCAGGATTGCGAAAAGAAGGGTATTTCTACACTACTCCAATCTCCAAAGCAATTCGACGCAATGGAACTATCGATACGATTGAAGTGGTAAAAGAAATCTCGTTACGAAAGACCATCTGTCGTGGTAGCATGACAGATATAATCTACACATATCCCGAGCCAAAATGTGTGCATTATGTATTGGCATTGAACAGCAATACTCCAAATGTAATTGCAATCCAGCGCGTCTCGCCAGAGAAAGCAAAGATCGCAATCAATCCAACTGGTTCTGTTCTGTTGGTACACAGTCTCGATAAACACTTCTTTTTGAATATCCCCCCAGAATATCTAAATAGAAGTTCTGTTCGTGTAGCCGAGTTTCTTGATCTGGAATCTCTTCTTGGTACCAGTGATCATGCTCGGATTGATATTGCTACTGCTGAGGTAAAGAAAAATCGATACATTCGACTCTTGTAACAACTGAGGATGTGATAGGTGTTAACACCTATCACATTTCTTCAACATAAAGGAATTGCTACCGTGGGAAACTGGTTTAATCCGACAGAAGCCCACATGCTCGAATGGGGTGCCTGGGTTGCAGAACGTCCAAAAATTGTACAACGAGTCGCGAGAAAATTTCAACCGTGGAAATTATATCGATTGACAACCACTAATCACAACGTAACACTTGCCGTGTTTGATAAAGAAGACGATAACAGCATCACCATGCGAGTTAATGTATTAGCTGAATTCAACAATAACTTGTTGCATGAGAGGTGTGTTTTCGGTATTGATCCAGATAATCTAGTGGAGTGTGATGTTCCTTCATTAGAAGAACGTGCTGTGAATATACAGAACGGTCCTGCATTATCAGATGATCAGGTTGAAGGACTCATTGATGATCTTCGCGTATTGATTCGACCAGATCTATGGATCTTGGATGATAATGGTATTGCAATCCGCAAATAAAAACATTATTTATTAAAGGAGTTTGTTATGATTCCTGATAAACGAGATCTTACGTTTGATACTGGTGAAATTACTGTGTGGACTCAATCCGATACGAATGAAATCCTTGCTCAGGTTTATGATATTCATGACCTGGTTGAAGATGGTATTATGACTGGAACTTTTATGATTCGAGACAATAGCTGTCTTGTTAAATGGACTTGTAATAATATTGAAACCCTGCATTAACACCAAGGATATATCCATGTCGCAAGCCTCAGTTATTGTTGCGTATGCAGACCGATATGGTATCACAAAATTACAACTTCTTGAGAAAAAACATTGGACTGAAATCTTTACAGTTACAAAACATCATGCGGATCTTGCAGTTCGTACACTTTTATCTGATCAAGTTTATGTTTTCGTTTCGATGACGGATGCAGATGTTCCAACTTCTCTTGATGTTCGTAATCTCAATTCATCCTGTGATGTTACAGTTGGAAATGTTATTCTCATTACATCCAGAAAAGACATTCCAGTATGGCAGATATTCGAATCAGTGTCTGACAATAATACACTGATGACTGAAGGATTTGAAAACCTCTTTATATATCTAATGAAGTATCTTCCTTGTATGGAACTGGCCATCTAATCTCACTTGTTAGGATGTTTACAATGGACGATGCTCCGCGTTTGCATTTTGTTGATCAGAGTTCTGATGTCATTCGAGTATTGAAAAAAAGATTTGGTCCTGATTATCTTTATACTATTTCTAAGATTGAAGACCAGCTGTGTTATGGTGATACTCTAATTGTTCCAGGTAATTCATTTGGTATTATGGACAGTGGAGTTGCTCTGTCTATTGTAAATCGGTGGCCTGATATACAAGAGAAAGTACAAACTAAGATTCAAGAGAATTGGCCAGCCGGTCTTCCTGTTGGAGCAGCAATCGCTGTTGATCTTACCCCAGGCGTTGTCCTTGTTTATGCTCCGACAATGGTTATGCACGGTGATATTCGGGGCACTCTCAATGTGTTTATGGCCATGTCGGCAGCACTGCGACTACGTCCACAGACGTCTCGTTTTGTCTGTCCTGGTATGGGAACAGGAGACGAACTTCTATCAATAGCTAGTGCTGCAACTCAAATGTATAATGCATGGAGGGGACATCCGGTTCCTAGTACCTGGCATGAAGTTGCTCCCCTGTTTTATTATTAGCAAACAAATAACAAAAAGGAAGATCATCGATGCATCAGTCTTCTCTTTATATTGTCTTGGTGGGGCTTCCAGGATCTGGAAAAACAACATTTCGTAATACGGTATGTGCGCGATTGAACCCCGATGAACTCATTGTACTCAGTTTAGATGATGAAATTGAACGATATGCCAAACAAGAAGGAACAACTTATACAGAAGTCTTTTCTTCTTATATCGAAACTGCCAAAGGTATTGTTCAGACTGCTCGAAAGAAAGCTCTTTTGGGTAATAAAAATATTATCCACGATGCCACACATCTTACTCTTGCGAGTCGTTCTCGTAGTATTTTTGATGTACCAGATTACTATCGAAAGATAGCTATGGTATGCCGCGTGGATGAAGAAGAAAGACAACTGCGTCTTTTGAATCGTCCTGGTAAAATAATTCCAGTGGAAGCAGATGATCGCATGCGAACTACATTTGTAAATCCTACTGTTGAGGAAGGATTTGATGGTGTATATCCTTCTACTCAGTGGATTAGGAATATGTAGGTTAATAAGACACGAATCATACGAAGATACAACAATCTATACTTGGAGATAAACATGCAAACTACTCGCTGTGCTAGTCTGGTTGGGTCAGTTTTTGGTAACTTGACAGTGATGTCATTTCACAGTCTGGATTCTCGGAGTCGAGCTACCTGGAATTGTAAGTGCAAATGTGGTAGCCGTGTTGTTAAACTTGGTAAATATCTAACAGCCGGAGATGCACTTAGTTGTGGATGTCTTGGACGTAAACCATATACCCGCAAAATTCCCCCTGCAGAAAAGATAACAGAAACTGAAAAATCTATTTAAAGTCATAACATTTTCATAACAGAAAGATGTAGATCTGTCAGATGACAGATCTACATCTATTAATTTTTAATAATGACTTATTAAATTATAAGGATAGTAATATAAAACCGTATGATAGAAAGGTACCACTATGAAAATCATATATGCACCCAATCCATTGCAAACTACTATTGAACTTAATGATCATGATAAAGAAATCTTACGTTTAAAGGTAATTCTTCAAGCATTCAAAAGTCATGTAACTATAGCAAGATTGTATCTTAAAGAAGGTACCCATTTTGATCGAACCAAGGCATATGCAGAATTACATCCTGCTAATTTTAAAGAACGGCTTACTGCTCGTGGAACCAAACAAATTAAAGAGTTTACAAAAGAATTACTTGGTTCTCATGCCGGAGATTGTATCTGTGTTCCAACATCATGTGAGAAATGTCATGCTGAATCTATGTTAGGCATTAATACCATCGAAGGACTTAGTAAACAGGAAGCAGGTATGATTGATGCTATGTTTCGGTTTGGTATGACTCTTGATGAAGTTATTGCATATTTAGCTGACTATCATCCAAAGACAGTTGTGTCTCCAAATTTTACACAAGAGATGATTGATTTTTGGACACCCAAATGGAAAGAACAAGCTCTTCGTGCTGCGACTTGGTTGAAGACATATAAAGAAGAACATTTTCCAACACCAGATATTACTGTTTCAAAATATAAAGTATCATCAACTCCTAAGGGTAATGTGGGGTGATTGATAAAGTAGTGATATGGAGGCTCGGGTTACAAAAGGAACAATAGGACAACTTACAATTCCTTCGTTTAAAACCCAAGCAATAATATTGATTTAGTGAGTTTCATCTTATTTCAGATATATATCATTTTAGTGAAGATACAGACATAATCAAATGTCTTATCTCATTTGGAGCTGTATTATCATGGATACCGTCACTGAAGTCACCGCTACTGTTACCGAAACTGCTGGCGAAGTTGTTACCACCGTGGTCGAAACCGTCGGCGATGTTGCCAAGACTGGAATCTCCATGGGCACCATTGGAACGGTCGTCGCTGTCGGCGCCGCACTCGCCGTCGTCACCATGCTCGGCATCGGCATGTCCTCTCGTCGGAATGCTGCCAAGAAGGCCGCAGAACTGCCGACTGCGAAAGATGTTGTTGATGCGGCTCTCGCCGGTGCTACCGCGTAACTCCCCACTGCTCCCACGACGATCGTAGCTAATAACGATCGTCGTGGGCCATCTTCTCTTTTGATGTCTGTTTTATTTTTATGTTGAATTGGAATGATTACATGTGGACAGATCCTCATCAACTCAAGCAACAATACTCTATGGAATTCTTTATTGCGTCCTATAAATCATTTGTATTATTGGATTCTATTGGCATTTGGATTACACAGTATCTGTCTTGGAAACTGCTATGGCCGACACAATGTCTACTTCTCATTCTACTTTATATTGGGTGTCGACGATAATTATCTTTTGTATCATAGATCTAGATCATTGAAAGATGGTCTGGATTTATTTTTTGTTTTATAGTTTACAAAAGGAATTTAAATAATTTCGAAGGGCAAACATGCTATAGATCTGGTTTGACAGAAGGATATTTGGTAGTGTTCAGTACACTCAAATCAGCCATGGAAGCTGGTACATCTCAAGATACTAAGAGAAAAGCAGCAGAAGCACTGATCCTTAAAACAATTAGTACGCTTGATCCTAGTGGTAGTAATACCAAACGATATCAAGACCAATTTAATGCATGGTCAGACATTCAATTTCATAGTTTTATGGTAGGTATAAAAGAAGGAAAGATAAAACTAACTCTGTATGTTCCTAACATGAAACTCAATCTTAAACCTGTGAATATTTTCAAAGCTGCACGTGATCTCAAACTTAATTTGTTTGAAAGATTACGTCTTTGGGATAGTACGACGCAACGCTATTATTTGACACCCCAGGCGTATCCTGTTTTGATGTTACCCGTACGTCGACTCAAGCAATTTTTGATGTCAAAGATCTCAGTTCCAAGCAGTGACACAAAGATCGATGCCTTTAGTGGGCAGGTTGTAAAACCAGATAAAGGTTCGTCAATTTCATCAGTTGAAATGCAAACAATTTTGTCTAAAGGACTTAAAGTCTCGATCTCTGAATTGATTCGAGTTCGAGGAGGCGATCTTCCAGCATATGCTACATTCCGAGCGCAGTTGGAAGAAACTGGAGCGGTGTCACTTAACTCGATTGGCTCTGATTCACGAGCACGGAGTTCGGTAATTCTCGGAACCTATTTTCGAGCAGCACACATTGATAACAACATCTAGTGTTGGGGTGGGAAAATGGTTTTAGAACTCCAGTCTCCATCTGAAGAAGTATCTTTAAAAGAACTTCCTATCGATAACCTTGACTCTGATGTTGGTATTATTCTTGATGACAGACAACCCTCTTTCATCATGTTTTGCAATAACGATTATGATCGGAAGGTAACACAGTAACATGCCTGTACAACCTTCGAGTATCACCACTGTTGAACAGCAGGCATTATCCACATTAGTAGCAGGTGCTCGTGTTGTTAGTTTGTTGTCTCCTGGTGGTGCAACCAATGCTGCCGTTGGAGATATTTTAGCCGCAGCTGGTAGTGCTATTCAATTTGTTAATACTGCAAATGCTGCTCTGTCCATTCTAACAACACCAATTAAAGATCCAATTGGAACTTCATTTTCAACAGGGCAGCCGTATGGTGGTACTTTTATTACCTCCCCAACTGTTACCCAACTTACACCTGTTAATTTTAGTCAGTCTCTGAATGCTACAACACAAGCACTATCTCTGTTGTCTTTGGCACAACAAGTTGCACTGGCAGCACAAACTGGAATCACTCTTCTTACAGATGCCGATTTGGCTATTGCAATGGCCGTCGTGTTCAGTCAGACACAAGCCAATTTTAAATTAGCATTTTCTATTGATCTAACAAATTCTGCATCTTTTACACCAATACCATATGCCACGATACCCATTGTAGATACAACTATAACGATTCTTCCATTAACAGCTTCTCCTGATATGACAGCATTGTCAGATTTTATCACGCAGGTTGCTATCTCTTTTCCAAATGTAGTGGGAATTGCAGGAGTAGCTGCCAGTATCTGGGTAGGCGGTCTTGGTGTTGCAGTAGACGCAAGTGGTGTTGATATTTTAGGTATTCCATCTACAATTTCAACTGGATCATATGGTGACATTACCACGGCTGCAGGTGGGTTAGTGTCTGGTCTTGCTCCAGTTACCATTGTCGACTATTCATTTCAACAAAATCAATTTAATTTAGTTACTGCATTGGCAATCGATCACGGCCTAAGTGGAACCCTTACTTCTCTCATGGGATCGTCCATGGTAACTGATGTAACTCGTCAAGTGATTAAAAATCGATTGGCAAGTGTCTCTCAACGGGGGGATGCATTAACCCTGAGTGTTATGTTTACAATTCTAGGTGTAAATAATATTCCAGATGCACCCGGTATATTAACCAACTTGTTAACCAATCTTCAACCAAGTGATCAGACAACGACTGGAAAAAGTCCTACTGTCGTATCAAGCGGTATTGTTTTAGCTACGGCAACGCCAACTTATACCACATCTCAATTAATAACATATATTAATTCTATGTTGACACAGATTGGGACTACAATCAATACTCTGTGCAGTCAGAATACATGTAACAGTATTTTTTGTAGTCTTCCATTATTAAATGTTGCAATGATGCGAAAGATCAATCAAACAATTCTTACAGAACTATTAAGTTCTTCTGTTGTTGAAATGGCATATATGTTCTGATCTTGCGTTTCATTGGAATTCAAATATATATCATTGAGGTGTAAGACAGATACAATAATGTATTCTTTTCTCACTCACAGGACTGTGTCATGTTCAAAATTGTTGGTATCTCGATCGTCTATGGATTCTCGATCTTCGGTGCAATCACTGCCTATCGCCGCCACAAGGAGCTGGTCCGTCTGGCAATGACAAATACTCCTGTTTAATAGGAGGAACTATCACATGCGATAAAGAAGGGATGGGCATATGCCCATCCCTTCTTCGTCTCTATATTTTTTTACTACATTCCTAGGTTATTCACTACTTTGAATTACGATCTTATACTCATGGTGTCCTTTGACTAAAAGTTTCTCTAACAAGTCAACAATTCGTCGGAATAATGAATATATATTATTCCTTTGAGTTGTAGCTATAATCTTGTTGGAGGAGCTCTGTAACATGATCATCGCCGAGCAATCCTGCACGGTTGTAAGAGAAATCGATTCATTTTCATCTGGCGCATTGCCCCATAATAGAGGTAGTTTCTATAACGAAATCATCATCGTTAACAATCTGTGCGACAAGTTATATGCCATCGGATATGATAATCGACCAGTATTAATTGAACAAAATTCAGGACATCTATCACACCACAATCGATATGTTGAAATTCGCAGTCGTGCTTGTCTTGGACAACAATCTATAAAACGTACATTTAATTCAATGGGTATTGAGAACACCCCGACCAACCATAAGAGCATGCGGATTACCTATGAGGATCTACGAGAATCTCCCCATTTTGTAGAAGAGATTAATGCAGTCTTATGCTTCTATGACCAGATCCCATTTGCTAAGCATCCACATTCAAAAGAAGCGATTGTAGAACGGGTTCAACAGATTCGTCTTGAAGTGAATAAAGGAAGAGCCGATACTCCTTTTGTATTGGTTGCAAACGATCCTACCAATAAAATCAATTCATTATTTGTTGTGGTTGAAGGTCGTATCTGTGCTGTACGTGTCACACATATCGTGGATGAACCCGACGATGTTCTTCTGGCCTTTCGAGACAAAGAACATTCGCCAGATGAGTTTACACGATATCGTTCAACCTTCACTGAATTGTTGACACAAGATCCTCGGGTATGGACACTTGGTGGATTGCGAATGTCAACAAGTCGTGCTTGGTTGGTAAATGTTTTGGAGATTGAAAAGAACCAAAAGCCAGATATGATCGAAGCCGGAGCAGTTGGTAGTATGCTTAAACAAGCACGCTTGGAAGACACTGCTAAAATCAATGCCTTAATAGAAGAAAAGAAAGAACTCACTCAACGGTTTAAGGCACTTGAATCTAAATATAATGCATTGGTCAGTGGTGATTATCACGATCGTGCTGCTGACCTTGCACAACAGAAACTAGAAGTGGAAAAGATCAAACTACAACAAGCTGAAAAAGAATCAGTTCTGGCTATAACGGGAGAACGAATGAAATTCCATAAGGAGTTGATTACCACACTTGGTATCGTTGCAAAGACGGTTGCAGTTGTACTTCCGCTCGGTATCGGAATTTACAAAATAATAAAAGCTGCTAAAACCGCCTAGAACAAGGACTAACAGTATGCAACAATTAAAAAAGATTCTTGATGCTCTTGATACAAAAGTACCCCGATACAATGACTATTTGTTGCGTGGGTTTATGGCAGAACAGCTCGCTGGTGCTGCAGCTTTTGTTGACACCATGTTTCGAGAAGCAATCAAACTCTTTGGAGGAAAAATTACATATCTTCACTATCGAACAATGACACCAGAACGTCGGGCTGAGTATGAACTCAAAGCTCGAAGTGGTTGTCGAATCACCAGTTCTGATCTGTTATTGGTTGAATATGTTTTCGCATGGGATGGTCGAGAATGGCCAGTGCCACTTTATATTCCGTATCTTCGGAATGATGTGGTATTGATTGAAGATACCACGTATGTGTTACAGAGATCGATCAAAGAACAGGCATTCTCTCGGATTTCCCAAGGGGTTACCATGAAGGTAATCCGTCAACCGATTCCCTTCTATATCAACAAACCATTCCGTCTAGAATCGTTGTCTGATGCCTGGTCCAGCAATGAGTTAATTCCAACAACAACGATCTATAATCGCAAGCGTACAAAGTCTTCTAGACTGCCTACTGAAACTATCATCCATTATCTTCTCTGCAAATTTGGATTTGTAGAAACTCTTGCTCAGTTTGAATTGACACCAGAAGATTGTGTCTTCGTCACTGAGATTGGAAGTGATGTCGACACCTTTCGATATTTTGCTGCTAAATCATCAGGGAATAAAACAGCAAAGAAAAACCCACCAATGGATCTGTTCCTTAAGATCCGAAAAGATAAACTTGTCGATCCTACTATTGTCAAACTTGTAGCCAGTATTCTTTATACCCTCACTGGTTTTAATAAGCATACCGTGGAGAATCTTTATGATCCCTCTGGCACAGTCTACCGTATCTTGCTCGGGAAAATTATCTACAGCAATGTTACGAATGAAGTCCAGAACAAGAACAAAATCGACACACACATTTCCAGTGTCGACACGTATCTCGATCCCATCACACAAGCTCGATTGCAAAGTTATGGTATCAACGTCACAAACATCTACGAGTTGCTTAAGTATGTCTTCTGCGAGATAGAACAACTTGCTCGTATTTCACATACAAATCTCTATGCTTCTCGGGTAGATTATCTCGAAGAACTTTTGGTTGAAACCATTGTCAAATCTGTCTATCTTTCCTGGTACGATGCTGTGCGTCGTCTGGGTGGCACTGATATCGATCCACGCAAACTGAATGAAAAGGAAATTCAACGGATTCTTCGAATTCGTGATGATTTGATTACTCGAATCTATGACAGTAAGATCGTGCAGAAAAGTCCTCCTGCCTATGGGGATAATGCCATGGTCGGATGGTTGATTCCGAAGATGCGTCAGAGCAGCCAATCAAAATCAGGAAAGGTTATTGGATCACCAGATCATCAGTTTGATCCAAGTATCTTGGTTGTTGAATCGGTGATCGCTTTCTCTAAGACGAATCCTGGTGCAGCTGGATCTATCAATCCCTATCTTCAGATTTCATCAACAGGTGGTGTAATTCGATCTGATTATGCTGACGAGATTGATGAACTCAAAAAGTATCTGCCATAATTCCTGATATCTATGGAGTCTTATCATGTCCAATACAGTCTATTTCATTGAGATTGCACGTAATGCTGTGAAGGCATTGGTGGATCGCAGTAACACGAGTGCACAATCCCCACAAGTCTACCAAGCTCTCATGAGCAATCTGTTCAATCCCTCAGGTTCTCCTCTTCTATCTGATCTGATTCAAACCCTAGACAGTCAAACCAATAATACCTGGAGAAATGGTATCTCCCAGGAGAATCTCTTTGGCCTCTTGCGACCCTGGACAGTTCGAGCATTGGATCATGTGGCCCGTTCACTTCAGGGACAACAAGGATACGGACAACCTAATCCGCAATATGGTGGACAACAGGGTTATGGATCCTCACATGTGATGAGTCCCACCAACGGTATCTATGATAGCACTCCTGTTGGCACTCAACAACCTCCTCCGGTCTTTTCAGCCCCAGTTAACTTTTCTATTCCACAGGCACAAGTACCAGGACAGTCAACTGACTATGAACTTGGAACCCCCGTCATGTTTGAGCTGTACAAAGCATCAAATGCCGAATTTCAACAACCTGTTAATGGCATTCTGAAGATCTCAGAATATGCCACAGGCGAATATGATAACGCACGAATGTTGACAGCTGAAGTTACAGTACGAACAACACAAAATACTGCAATTGATGCAGGACGACTGGTGTTCTGCAATGCACCACAAGAAGTGATCCGTGGTACTTTTGCTGATGTGATCTTCTATAGTGAATTGTTTCATGTGCCAGTCGGCTTTGTTGAATTTTCTACAGTTGCTGATGCAGTATGGGAAGCGTTTGCCCATAACAACTGGCGTGCTGCAATGCAGGTGCTGAATGCTCGAACGAAGGGCGAGTGGGACATTATGAATCGGGTTCTATGCCGATTGCTAAATGACCTGATTTATCGCAAACTTCGAGCAACTCAACCTGGTGTTAGCATCACGGGCATTGAGAGTGTTGAAGATCTTGTCACGTTGGATGATCGCAACGCAGATTTCTCTGTGGTCAAACATAAGGAATATTGGTCAACATTCAACAACATTGTCAATACGGCAATCGAGGCTCTCTTCAATCCCGACAATCGAATTGGTCCCGAGGATGAAAACTTTGGTGACTTCATTAGTTGCAATGCCGTGAATTACTACGAGAATGGCCATAGTAAATATGACTATGGGGTTTTCAAGGAAGCGATTGATCGACGAGCTTTCATTGACAAGATGATGGCGAAGAATACCGTGATCCGGATCTCTCGAGCTGCTATTCTCACCAATGCACTTGATGCTCGGTTAGTGTCTCGAGTAAAGAGTCTCCGTTCTGCAGAACAAGTGTTGTTGCATACCATCAATTCTGTTGGAACGGCACTGATTAACAAGTTGGAATATCCAAAACGTGGTGATGTGGAACGTGTCGTCTGTATGCAACATGTGAATGGTGTGCAGACGTATGATGTGATCAGCATCGGCCGATCACTTGATCACGATCTTCTCCTTCTTGCATAATTCTTGAAATTGTAACAGGAGATGGGGCGAAAGCCCTGTCCCTTGTTCAGTTTTTAGTTCTCACACTATACTGAGGTTAGTTGTTCTACCAAATTATCAGAGAATACCCCTATGAAAAGGTGAGTCAAACTAACATTATAATAAAGGAAATTGTCATGGATCTAAATGCCTCCTGGAAAATATATCTAAAATTCAGAGCAATAGCTCACGAACGTCATATTAAAAGCGAATTATTTCGGGCTAATGGAGATTATATAAATTCTCAAAAACTTGATAATCAATACATGGAAATCAGAGAAGCGGCATATAAACGTTGGGATAACAGTGTCTACAAAATCCATGGTAAAATTTCTATTAGATTTGATTTGAATGGAGACTGTCATTTAGGAACATATGAAGACACCAGTAATGAATAAACTTAAAATACAAAAGCTTATTGCCGAGGGTGAGCAAGACGATATATGCTTGATGTTGTCTGATGTTCTGATATTACTCCACTATTTTGATTCTACACTCGAGCAATCTCTACTGGTCGATCCCATGAAAGCTAATCAGGCACATGAATTGTTATTGACTTACATTATGTGTGATGAAGTAGAATCCCTAACAGATTATAAAGATTCTATATATGTACCCGAAGCCGGTGCTCCCATTGGGGGCGATAGTATTCTATCTCCATTTCGAAAAATACATCCACTAACTTTCTAGAATAATGTTAGGCAGTGATGGTGTTCCTGAGGAACACCATCACTTAACCTATTATTTTTACTTCAAATTAGAAGCAAT